CGTTATACGTCGAGTCTTTCCAAGTTAACGTATCCGTTTTTTGCAGTAATCTTATATACTTCGCCTTTAGCTTCTGATAGCGCACGTAAAGTTGCGCCAGTATATTTTATTCCACCAATTATCCATGTGTCACTTTCCCACTGGTAGCCACGTCTCTCGCTCATTTTCCAATAGAAAAAGTCAAGTGGGTAAAGTATAGCCCTAAGAATAAGCAACGGCTTACTAAGTACAGTCGCTTCATTGTGGCGCTTTATAGCCAGCTCCCATATTAATTCACGCATAACAAATTACTCCAGCGGATAAGCTCCGCTTCGCTGCGCTTACGCTGTTAGCTGTACTCATAATCCCGCTCTCCGCCTTAGTTCTGCTCGCCACCAGAATTCCCCACTTTTTGCATTGGCAAGCTCGTTTGGTTTCTCGAACCAACCATTTTCGCCAAGCGCCCATTCGATAGCAGATATTAGTTTAATTTGTTCTTTTTCCATCTCTTGTAGAACTTCTACAAGTTCATCATGTGTCGCTATTTTTCCTACTATTTTTGCTAATCCCATCCTTAATCCTCATATTAAAAATAATTCTTAACAGCTAACAAGCAAATCAATCGGACGGCAAAAGCGCCACCGCTTATATGTGGGCGTTATACGTCTTCCTCGTCCGCTATATAGGCTTTAATCTGCCCTGCCTCTTCTTCGTCAAAGCATACGCCTACGAGAGCGTCTACAATTTCTGGAATGCAAGCATCTTGAGCGTCGGCGATATGCTCTAGTCCTGCCACTATTATGCAGAGCTTTCTGATTTTCATATTTATTCCACCGTAGTTAGTAGCCGTATAACAATTAAATGTTTCTGTCTCATGTCAATAGTCCGATATGTCTGCTGTTGTATGCCGTACCACTAGCTTAGGTGAGTTACTACGTAGCACTGTGTTGTTATGCTTTACGTAATCCTCTGCCCGTGACTCATCACTAAACGCCTCGTAGTATACACCTTCTTCATCTTCTACTACGTACAAATCAATCCACTGTGCTGCACTCATCCTCTTGCCTCCAACGCTGCCCAACTTGTACTAAACTCTGGTTCGATTGCTCGCTTAAGAAGCTGTGCGAACTCTCGTGCTTCGTGCTGCGCCCCTTCGCCACTACGTAGAGAGTATACATGGTAGAAAGCTAACAGGTTGCCCGACCAGATAAAGTTTACCATCATGCTCTGAGGTAGTACCATACGTGCCATCTCTGGTGCTACACCTGCATCTAATAGAGCCTCATAAAACTCCACACCTTCTGCTAAATACTCCTCGTATGCAAGAGCAACAGGGTAATTAGCATAGTCTGTACCATTTAAATCTTTTATAACACCTGCACTACCCTGCTTGATGCTGCCCTCAGGACGCCCACGCCACTCTGTAGGGACGTAAAACTCAGGAGGTGAGTCAATGTACCTACGACTCTCTTCGTTCCATGTAAGCCCTGCTTGGTGCTTCATCAGCTGTCGTGCAAGGAATAGAGGAACACTGCAACGAAGCTGTATAAAATTATGTCTAAACGGAGTGTCGTGTCGGTGTTTAGCAAGATATTGTATAAGTCGTTCATCTTGTCCTGTTATCTCCTTTGTTTCTTTAGCAAAGCTAACCCTCGCACTATTAACTACAGATAAATCACCACCTGCACTATCAATCAACTCAACTTTCATTCTCTAATCTCACCTTCTCTTGTCGTGCTATGCGCTGTAACGTACTGTCCTGCGCCTCATACATCTCTTCAGCTATGAACAATAGGTTGGTCTTGGCTAGAACTCCCGCCCTGTATGGGCTCACTCCGTAAGCCTCAAGACCCTTTGCTGAATCATAGAACAACTCATCTTCATCAATTACGTGTGCCATTAGTCCACCTCTTCAATGTCGTACACAAACCATTCTACATGATGGGCTTGCTCCTCGTCAAATGTACAATCAAGCTCATACTCTACCAATGCCTCAGCTTCTACCTCATCATGCGCCTCAATAGGAACTTTGATTAGTTTACGTACTTCAACTGTTACAATATATTCGTTCTTCATTTCTTGTCCATCCATGTAGGCATAGTTCGTTTAGTGTATTTAAGTAGGTCTTTCTTAGCGTTTAGGTAGTAATCACGGTACGCCTTAACTGCATCATCATTCTTGTACTCATCTGGCATAGCTTGAGCGAATGGTGTTAGACCTAAGTCGCTAAGTTTAGCAAGTACCTGCTCAATGTCAACCCCTCGCATAAACTTATCTACACTTAGATGGTTTTTAGTATGCCCGAAGCGATACATATACTCTTTGTTAAGCTCCATCATCAAATCATACAGCCAAATGTAATTAGCCTTGCTTGCTGCTGCCCACTTAGTGGATGGATGGTGCTTGTGTGTAGACTTGTAAGGTGATTCTACACCTAGCTCATTAGCTATTGTACACAACATCTGAGCTGACTCAAGTATCATCTTAACTACGTGCTTATCGCAGTGTGCTGTTGCGTTACGTGCAACGTCAGTGTCTAATACGAATATATTCATTTGTTTCTCCAAGTTTTTCTAGTAAATTTCACATCCGATAGCTGTTATTGGATTGCAACTATTTATTTAACTTTTATTCAAATATTTTGCACCAAAGTTCATCAAGGTTAACTGCCTCATCATTTAAGTCCTGCTCAAATTCATGCAATGAACATATATAATAGTCAATCCCACCATCATCCTCTAATGACTTTATGGCTTGCTCTAGTGTGTCGCAATCAAAATAATCTCTTCCAAAATCGCTCCTTGAAGTGACTTCCCATAATAATACTTTCATACAGCCCCCTATTCGCAGTGTGCTGTTGCGTTACGTGCAACTGTTTCTCCAATTTTTCTAGTAAATTTCACATCCATGGATTTATTCATTGGTCATGGATTTGTATTCTACTATACCGCTACTTCATAGTCAGCATATTCTAGGTATGTCTCCATGTCATCACATAGTACACCATCTTCACCTACATGGTAAACCTTTTCTTCAGTATATTTACCATTAGACCATTGAATGAATACACGCTCATTGTTATCTACTAGCTCAAAGCCTACAATACTCTTACTCATTGCATCACCTCGTATACTTCACCACCACACTTAACACGTTTGATTGTCTCAAGATTAATAGTACGGTAACCCTCCACTTGAGTGTCGTAGATAGTCATATAACTATTGTCCTCTCGTACTGTTTTATTCTCACCACCTCGTAGGTGCTTGGTTACCCCGAAGCGACCTGTTAGCTGGCGCATTGTACCATCCTTCTTAACAAATTCCACACTAACGAACTTGCCACCTGTACTATTTAGTAACGCACCTAATTTGTATTTGTTAATAAGCATACCTTTTCTCCTTTCAGTCGAAAACGTCTGTCGTGCTAACGCACTCCATAATCATTTAATTACATTTTTAATCTGGTAGTCATACGCCCAATTGTCATTCTCACTACCTTCTACGTGATAGTCTACCACATAGTGTTCTTCATCGTCAATCTTTTCTTTACCTACTACTACTCCATGTACTACTTTACCTAATCCCCATCCTGTAGCTACCTCAATGGTAGCCCCTATCTTGATATCATTATAGAACATTGTACTACTCCTCAAACTCGTATTGAATATCTTTTAGTACTTCTTTCGGTAGCTCTGATTCATGTATATAGATACCCTCCTCAGTCTCATAGTCAGCATAGTATAATACATCCATTATCTCATAGGTATTTTTATACTCACCATAATATTCATCTGGGTCACTAGCTATTGGGCTGTAGTTACCCTTGCGAATCTCCCAAGTATCTACCTTAACCAATACCTCGTACACTGCCCCTTCATACTCATACTCTTTGAGGTGTACCTCTGTTTCGTATGGTGTAGGTTCATAATCATAATCATCATAGTCTGAATCATAGTACATGGTCAATCCTCCTCCACTGCTTCGCAGCGTCTGTAGAGCTTACGCTCTCCATAATTATCCGGCAAAGTTACCAGTATGCCTGTTACGCATCTCAATTGCAATGCTACGCTTGCCTAAATGCATTTGAGTAAAGGTACGCTGTTTCTCTATGCCCCATCCACGACTCTTGAACTTGCGTTTAGCATAGAATCCTTTTACGCCTACAATGTTAAAACGAATACGACCATTAATGTTATCACTTAGTTTAATTAGTTTCATGTTACACCTCTGCTTTATTAAAGTCTACTGTAGCCCATGCCATCAAGCCTAGCCCCGCTATAGCGTAGTACAAACTTGGTAACATATCAACATTATTTTCTATTCCACCCACTCCACCTAGTACTAGGATAAAGCCTACTGCAAATCTAATTGTACCCTTCATACTGCAAACCCTCGCTTAATTGCAAACTCTTTAACCTTGTTAGTACCCTTCAGCTTGAGACCTACTATCTGTCCCTTGCTATCTTCAAAGCGTCTGTCATGCTTATCACCATCTAACACTGGCATATCAGCCCACTTGATTGGTACTTCTTCAGCAAATACTACCGCAACATTAATACCCTTGTCAACTACTTTTTTTACATCATCTACACTATGGCCTTCATGTTTGCTGAATGTAAACATTACATTACTATACTTCTTAAGTCGCTCGGTTAAGTCTATGCGCTTGGTGTACTCATAGAATTGTATCATAGGAAACTCACTATAGATATAACCCCAATCTAAATCGCTAGTACCATTCAATCTAACAGCTAACTTCTTGCCTTGCTTGGTTGCATCTGCTAGGGCTTGCATTAACTCACCTCTTAGCTGCATATCAAACACTTGCCTATTGGTATAGAACAACTCTGTTCTATTCTTTCTAGCTTGCTTTGCATTATCCATACGCATCCGACCACTATGAATAAGACAACTCTTACGGCATCCAGCACTAGCACCTCTGCATACATCTTTATTGTACAATGGGTCCAAGTACATAATAACATTCATTACATCATCAGTTTGAGACTTATCTAGTTTGGCAGCTTGCCTAGTCAGTAACTTACTCATAGTTTTACCTTTTGGTTTGTTGTTTCAGTATGTTCATTATACACTTTTTACTTTCTTTGTCAACTCTTTTTTAACCATCTTAGGTAATTATTAGAGTCTAAGATTAATTAACATTTATTATTGGCTTGTTATTCTCTGCCAGTGAGTCGCTCAATCAATCTATGGTTATAAATATACAGGAAAATAAGAAAGAGTCAACCCCCAAAACGAAAAAAAGTGATAAATATTCAAAATAATTTCAAAGGGTAATGAGAATCATTCTCAATCAAAGGGAAAAACAAAGGGAATACTCAGCCTGTGGATAAGTCTGTGGATAACTTTGAAAGGTTAGCCCCTTGTGGATATCCTGTGGATAACTTTTCAAGAGGCTTCAAATGTAAATGAGAATCATTCTCAATAAGAAAAGGTTAGGCCCAATGCAAATCTAAATGAGAACCATTCGCACTAAGCCTTCAATATCTATTTAACATAATATTTTTAAATATACCCGCAATTGGTAATCATTCTCAATTGATAATCATTCTCAATTGATAATCATTCTCAATACCCCGGGGCATGGGGGGTTTTCAATCGCCCTAACGAGAGAGAGACACCTTACATTTTTGTACCATTTTTCGGTTACCTTTTTATGTACGTATTAGTGTAGTGTTGTTACAGTTTTATGTACGTAATAATGTATGTTCCCGAACGGGTAGTTACACGAGTCGGCAACCTGTAAGGATTTCTTACAAGTTCAGGTCGAGGACGGTAGATATGACCTATTAAATAAGGTCGGGCATATAGAGTGTGTATAGTACGTGTGTATACTCTATCCGTACATATATACATATACACCTTTACCCTATCCGTACATATATACATATACACCTTTACCCTATCCGTACATATATACATATACACCTTTACCCTATACGTTTACGTATAGAGTAGACTTGACACATAAATTCCTCTATAGCCCTTTAAAATCAATAGCTTCAGCCTCCTAAGAAGTTTCCTAAGCTATGCCCCTTACTTATACTACTATTTCCATATATCTTTTCATGTAACCACCTCTCCATTTCCCTTTCCTTATTACGTGCTACGACCTTTTCCGTGTCTACCAACACCATATCCTTTACATATTGGCAAGCAATAGCAAGAGCATCAATACGGTCATCGTGTACAAGACTACCCTTATCTCGGGTAATATGCGTGAATTGATACATAAGTGAGTACACAATACTTGTAGGTTCTTTCTGTACCTGCTCTGCATCCCTCGCAATAAGTTCATAGTTAAATACCAGTTTATGGTTAGTGGTTAGTGGTTCAATATTGTTAATAATACGTACTTCTTTCTGCCCCTGTACCTTGAAATCATCTTCTACTGTACAAGGATAGATGTCGGCTAGTACCTTAGTAAACAGGTTGTAGAACATACCACCACCCCAGTTCTTTTCTGGTACAATGGTGTTTACCTTATGCTCCTTAGCCTTGTTAGATAGGAAGATAAGAGCCTCCTCAGAGTAGCCTTCTCTAGTACCCCCTACATCTATTACGTAGACATACCCATTCTTTACCCCCACCACAGCGTATGTAGTCTCGTCTGAGCCGCTTCCTGAGGGGTCTATGGACATGACCTTTACATCATACTCTTCGTGGTCTGTATGGACACGAGAGGGCTTGTGGTACACATCTCCTGTGAAACCCAGATTAGGTAGTTCCTTGATAACGAAATCATTACTACCAGAATAATTAATACTAATAGGTGCTTCAACACTATTTATACTGTATACAATCAAATCCTTGTTCTTGAGTGGGAATCTCTCAGCATCAGATAGTGTAGTATCTAGGTTGTATTGTAGTTTAAAGTTGGCTAAGCCCATGAAGGCTTGACGCTCTAATAGCACCTCATTGGGGAAACGTACCTTGTCAGTAGCCTCACCAGCTTTACCCTGCTGCATAATCCAATCATCCAGCTTACCATTGTAGATGCTCTCATCTTCTGGTACTTGAGCTGGGAGAATCTTAGTAGGATACTTCAACTTACCGTAGATAGACTCCATTGACTGTGGTGTACCCAGCATCAATACAGATGATGGTAGGTCTGGTATGAGTAGTGCCTCAAATTCTGATACCTGTTGTAGTAGTTTCTCACGCATTAACTCAGTCATAGAGTTGGATGGTACTTCTACGTCATCGCCTAGTACAAGAGTAGCCCTTCGACCAGTAAGCTGACCTGTGATACCTAGAGCAGCCACAGAGGGCGCTATAGCGGGTTTACACCCAGCCACATCAAATGATAGCACTGAGTCCCTTCCCTCTCCAGAGGGCTTTATATGAGCTAGGAGAGGTACTTCCTCAAATAGCCTACGTATGAAGGTTGCAATCTCAATAGCTTTAGGGCCACTAGCAGATACAACCAGTATCTTTTCATCTATGTTACGTAGTAGCCTCCAAGTAGTGTAGATAGCAGCAAGCCAAGACTTACCAGTACCACGAGCCGCTTGAAGAATAAGACGGTCACTGTTATCATTTAATAATTCAGCAATCCTATTCTGCAAGGGGGTTGGTTCAGGTAGGTTAATGTTACTGTATACATATGCTACATATGATGGAAAGTGTGTTACTAGCTTCTTTAAATCATTATCCATATAATCTCCTTTGTACCTCTGTAAGCTCCTGAGAAGCTCTAGGAGAGCCGTTAAGGTATTACCCTATACGATGACTCTCCTAGAGGAGTAAAACGTCTCAGAGAGGCTGTTAATCGCCTACGTGATGAATAGCGAAATTATCCGCTGTCACACTAATAGTACCAGCAGTATCACCTTTAATCTGAATCTTGTATTCACTGTCAGCAGAGAATGGGAAGATACCAGAAAAAGCAATGTTAATACCAGTAGCTGAAATGTAAGGAGAAGAGCCTTCCATCAATACAACACCATCTTCTACCAATGCTACAGTAGCAATCTTCTGAGATGACTCAGTAGTAGTACCAGTAACAAATAAAGATACTTTGTAGAAGGCAGTATGTGTAGGAGTGAACGTACCATTTACAGTAGATGCTGTTACTAGGTTAGAACCAAATGCACCAAAGTTAGCTAGGTCTTGGTAAGAAGTAGTAAGGTTGTATACCTTTGGAGTAGTGTACACACCATACAAAGTACCAAATACATTGTAGTCAGAGAGAGTATTCTCTAGTGCAGCAATATCAGTCTCAGCAGTGTCTAACCGTAGCTCCGCAGCATCAATATCACCCTCTGCTGTAGTCATACGTAGCTCCGCAGCATCAATATCACCCTCTGCTGTAGTCATACGTAGCTCTAGGGCATCAATATCGTCTGCATTGACGTTAGCCGCTGCTGCGATACTAGCAGCTTCAGTAACTACTGCATTGTTAAAAGTATTGAGTTTTGTACGTACACTTAACGCACTCTCACCGTTGTTAAAATCAGCCCATGTTAGTGCCATTCGTTATCTCCTGATTCTACTAATTCTTTAATCTTAAAGGATAGGTTCTGTAGTGGACTGCTCTCAGCCACATCTACCTTCACATCGTTGTTCTTTAGAAATGTGTTGATAGCCGCCAGAGTACCAGAGGATAATTCTTCCCCTGACTCTAGCAACTCACCATAATAGTTTGCAAGTAGGGCGTGGAGTGCCTCTACCTGCTGCATACTTGCTTTTGCCATGTTTATCCCCTAGTAGTTAATTGTGTGTTCTTCAATAAGCATATCTACTGCTCCCTTGTAAATCGGGAAGTTATGAAGAGGTTGTAGTGTCTGTACGAACTTACCTACTTTAGTACTATCCGCTTTACCATCAATAACAGCTTTAAGAGCATCTGATGCTTGCTGGATACGGCTGATAGTTACACCAGAAATACCGCTAATAGCGTTAGCTGATTTGTACTCGCCAAACAATCCTGTCTGAAGTAATGAAGTCATGTACTGGTAAGGTAGTGATAGTCCACCAAAGGCTGCAATGTAGTTAGAAGTCTTCATTACGTTGTTAAGCAGACCTTCTTCTGTAAAGATGTCATACTGAGCTTCGTACTCTGGAGTAAAGCCAGCTTTAATACGAGCCTGTTCTTCAAGGTAACGAATACCCATACCAATCATGTATGCTCCTACAACAGAAGCAGCCATACCAGCTACGTCATCACGTACACCTTTACGGAGTAGTATTTCGTTAGCTGCAATTGGGAAACGCATGAACTGCATTACAAGCTGTTTAAATGGGCCGGGTACAATCATCCAGTTAGGGAGTTTCATAGAGTCACCCTGAATAACACCTTCTTCGATTGCATTACCCATTGCTTGCATTAGCTTCTCTTTAGCAGAGATTTCCATCTCATCAAGACCAAGTTTGTTGATAGTTCCGTTAGGAGCAATATCACCAATACGGTCTAGTTCACCATTGATAGCCTTAATGTCATCTTCAGTCAGACCCCACTTACGTAGAAGTTTAGCTTGTTTAGGTTTAATCTTACCAGAGCCAGCAGAACGGATAAGTGTAACAGCATTACTTGCTACCATAGCTTCCATGAAAGAAGTCATAGCTCGCATACCATTATACTTGTACAGTTTACTGTTTAGCTTGTGTAAGAAGTTTTCAACCTTACCCATGTTGAACACTGAGTTAGTATCAGCCATACGGTTAATACCAGACTGTTCAAATAGAGAAGACAAGTAACCAATACGAGTAAGCTCACGTAAGAACTCAGAGTTAGGAGCAGAGTCAGTACCCAACGCTTTTAGTACGTCCTTCATAATAGCGCCATATTGGCGGTGGAAAAGGCGGTTAAAACCAGTAGCCCAAAGAGCTGATGGAATCTCCAATGCCTGAATAAGACCAAACCAACCTGCTAGCATGGCAGAGTTAGCCTGTGCTGCAATACGAGTACCTGCGTATATCTTGTTCTGCATCTCATTACCTTGGAAGATACGTAAGTTGCCCATAAGGTCATTAAATACATTCTTCATAGCTTGGATGTCTTCAGCATACGCTGTAGGCTCTAGTCCTTTAGCATTAATCTCATCATACACTGGCTTGACAATCTTCTCGTTAAACACTTCACCAATGAACTCTGATTCCTTACCTTTCTTTTTAGTAGAGTAAGTACCTTTAAGTTCAGGATGTGCTTTACGTAGAGCAATCTGGCCTTTAGTAAAGTAGTGGTATCCACCAACTACGTCAGCAGCATGAGACTGTAGCAAGTCTGCTATTTCACGGTTATCAATCTTAAGCCTACGTTCACCATAAGTACGTTTATTCTCAATCTGAGAACGAGCACTAAACAATGGGTCATTGTAGTTCATATCAATGCCCTTTGTACGCCAATCGTTAGCTAGAGTAGTAGCTGCTTCCAGCAAGGACTCATCTGACTTCTTAGCGTTTGCAGGGTGAGCACGTAAACCATTGAAGATTTTCTGGCGTAGTATTGCACCATCCATATTACGAGCAGCATGGAAGTCAATCTGACGAGGGTAGTATAGACGGTCAGGGTTGATGTTGTCTAGTTCCTTAACACCAGCACCTTTACCTTCATCAAGCATCTCTCTAAAGTACTTATTAGTAGCCTGTAGATGAGGAGGTAAGTCTACTTTATGTTTAGTCCATAGCTGCCCTAAATCCTTAGCACGTACTTCTTCTATCTGGCCTTTAATCTGCTCAAGTTCTAGCTCAGTCTGTTTCTTAATCTCATCAAGAGCTGCACGAGCTGCTGCCACTTCTTCAGTATCACGACCAACTTCTATTGTACGTTTAATTTTAGGTGGTACAAAAGCATCCTTAGTACGTTCTAGGTAGTTAATACCAAACATCTGAGTAAACTCTTGAATACCACGAGTACTACGTACACCGTCAGCGTTCTTACCTGCTTTAACATCAGCTAATAGCTCATCACGAATACGCTGAATGTCTTCTGCTTTAAAACCAAACTCAGCTTCTAGCCAATCAAGGTGTGCTTGTTTAGTTTTAGACTTAGACTTACTACCAGCAATGTAGATTGAACGTACAATGTTATCTGGGAATTTGATGTCATCTACCTGACCGTTAGCACGATACTTAGGAGCAGGGCCACCAAAGCCTTTAGGATATTTAACCTCAGCAAGACCTTCACCAGTTACAGGAATCTTTTCAGCGTTAGGCTGCGTTAGGTAATCATACCAAGCATCCTGATATTCAGGAGAGTCTTTAGGTGCATCTACTTCTACTTCTTTTTGTTCTTTAGTAGAACGTAGAATAGCGTAACCTTCTTCGTAGTCCTGAATAATCTGCTTCTTTTCTTCCCTAGCTGCTTTAAGTTCTGCCTTAGCTCGGTCATTGATTACAACCGCTTCTGGGTCAGTCTCCACTCGGAACTCTTGGTCAGCAGCAAGTTTCTGGTACTCAGCACCTATCTCTTTAAAGTAGTCATCAATACTTCCTTTGAACACACCATCTTTAACAGCATCACGATACTGCATAGCCATGTTCATCTGGAACTCATGTGCTTTACCATCAAGAGCCTTAGCGTGTGCTCGTGCAGTTACACCAGTAACACCATCGCTCATTAAAGCAGAGCTATCAGAAGCCCAGCCAAACTTACGAATAGCTTCTACGTCAGAAGAGTGTAGTTTGTGTACATCACTCGACTGCCATAACCAGCTACCACGTTCTAGTTTAGTAGGTTGTCCAGTAGCAGGGTCTACTTCTACATCTAAGCGAGGAGGTGCATCTGGGTTCTCAGGGTCTACTTTAGGTGCAGTAGTAGCATCAATCTCTTGAGCACGAGCCATATCGTCACGTAGCAGGGCATTAGATACCTGTGCTTTGTAACGTGTACGACTAATACCCTCAATAGTACTACCCAAAGTACCAGCTAGGGCAAAGCCCCATAATGCTGAAGAAGCATAATCAACTGGAGCACCCTGTTGTTCTAGGATGTAATCCGATGCCACGTTAGTAGCAGCACCGAATGTACCCATTACAGCAAAAGTCTTACCCATACGAGCAAGTGTGTTAGCAGTTTTACCTACTTGCATAGCTTTACCTGCCCACCCTGCGTATGGAACAAATCCTACAGGGTCAGCAGCACCAGCAATAAAAGACTTGCCATACTTGTTAAAGTTACTCTCATCAGCCTGAAAGCGTTGAGCAGCTTCAGTCCATAGCTTCTCTCGTCCTAGACGATTCTGAAAATCTTCTGGACTTGTAGCATCACGTACCCAATCAAGCTGAGATGCTGATAGTTTATCCCATCCGTCTTCTTGCATGAAGTGGTATCCTTCTTGAACACCACCACCATACAATTCTGGATTTTGTAGGAACATACCAGCAGAGTTAGTCATACGAAAGGCATCACCCCACGTAAAACTTTCTTCTTCTTTGTCAGGGGCAAAAGATATGCCCCCATCGTATGTCATTTCCATTAACCTGCTCCTTCTAAGTAATCTGCTTCTTTGTTACGTCTAGTAGTATATTCACCAAACTCACGTAGAGAAGCACTAAACTGACTCCAATCTCCTGATGTAGCGTAACCCCATAAATTTCTAGTCTTAGGATTACGTGCCATAGTTCCATATTGGAATGAAACACTAGCCAGTACTGTTTTCTGTTCGTAAGATAGTTTGCTCCAAGGCGTAGTTGGATTAGAGTTATTCCATGAACGCTTCAGTCTATTAATACTAACTGTCTTAACTTTGTTAAATAGCTCAACTGCTTCTGCTGTAGAGATATGTAGGTTAGATGCTTTAAGTAGAGCTGCATCTCCTTGTAGTCCAAGGTAAGGCTTAACTTTTTTAAGCAACGGAGCAGATACTCCAGCCGCTTGTAAGTCAGCTTCACTCCACTGTCCTAAATCTACTCCTGTAGAAATAGTAACACCAGACACACCAAGTACTTCACCTGAATCATCTACTGGTACGTATCCTGTAGTTTGAAGTTCTCCTTCAAGACCTCCAATAAATTTAAAGTCAATAGTAGAAGCATAAGTAGCATTAGTCGCTTTCTCTTGTTCAGTGAGTAGACGACCATTAGCTGTTACCTCAATAACTATTTCGTTAGCTTTATTAATAGCCACTTCAGTAAGCGTATCAATAGTTTCAGGATTTACTAGCTGGTTGTTTCTAACTACTAGATGGTTAAGAATACCTTGTACTAAATCAAATGATGCTTGACGCTGGCCTTTAGCTGCTTGAGCAATAGTCTCTTGGTTATCCCATACTTCAATACCACCTTCTCCAAGACCATTGTTAGTAAACATATCTGGATATGGCAAAGTACCAGCTAGGGCAAAGCCCCATGTAGCATCTGCTAATGAAGTATCAATTTCAGCAGCTCTATCTGAGTAGTAGCCCTCTGGTCTACGAATAGGAGGAGCTTTAACTGTAGGACTTTCTGTCCAAGCATCCCAACCATCCATGTTCATACCTAAATAATCAGACTCATCAATAGAGTTGTCTTTATTAAAGATAAGCGATGGGTCAGGTGGAGGATTGTCAATAAGTCTCCACACTTCAGATGCTGCTTTAGTAAGGTTGATATTAGGGATATGTTGTAGACCTGCTGGTGTTTTAACATATGCCATAAATACTGGATTACCATTAAGAGGGTCAACTACATGACCACCACGAATAACAATATCTTCTTTCTTGATAGTAGGATGTACAGAACTAATTACATCATAAGCGTAATCAGAGAAGTGTTCACCGTAATCATTGCTAGAAGTTTGGTACTCCATGCCGTTAATAATATTTTTTTCGTATTTCTTCTCAACATAGTTTTTAATAGCACTAGCTAAGTTACTAGGAGAAATACCAGTCTCAGCAGCATTAGCATACATCAAACGATACAAACGCTTATATTCATCTACTGCACCAGTACGGAGAGTAGTGTTTGCTTCTATTTTACCTGCTTGGTCAAAATAAGTAGCTTCTAATCCTTTGTTAGCAATATTAACGCTCTCAGGTGCGTTGAGTACTAAATCACGTAAACGCAATGCACTTAACTGAGTGCCTTTGTCATCGTGCAGAGAGAACTGTCTGAGTACATCAATACTTTCCTGAAGGTCATATGCTTCTTTAGTCATTAGACGTTCAGCAAGGTCTTTAGGAATCTTATTAGCTACATCAATAAGCTGGCCTAAACGCTGCTCGTCTGTAGCTGACATAATACCAATAAAAAAATCATCTGCAATATCTTTAACTACATCTGGACGATGTGTTATGATAGTGTTTAGAGTATTCATATCGCCAGAGTCAATAGATGACCAAATAGCAGTACGAGTACTATCTTGGTAGAACTGCTTATCTTTACCGTATACATTATCAGGAATAACGCTAGTAGCATCTTTATAAGTATTACGACCTACAGCAATAGCAATATTCTTCTGTAAGTCACCTTCTGCTCGTCTACGTTCAGAGTCGTACTTGCTAGGGTCAATAGCTCTAATATCTGCTAGGGCTTCATTACGAATACGGATACCGTTAGGGTCAGCAGGACTTAACAGAGTAGAGTCAATTTTTCCAACTGCATCGGAAATCAGACGCTCTTTAACTTGGCCATCAAGACTATTTAATACTGCTCGTCTAGCTGTCATTGCTTCTTTCATAGGGCCAGATTGTGAGCCAAAGTACATAACTGAATCATTAAATACTTTATCCATCTCAGCCAAATCTGCCTTGATAGCTTTATATTCATCTACTGTTTCTACAGAAGAAAGAAGGTCAATGTTGCTTTCTAGGTTTGAGTACATAAGTGCATCACGTACTCGTGGGATAGGTAGCCTACGTTCTTCAGCTACACGTTTAGTATATTCTTCCAAGTTAATTGGGATACCAAGACGTACAGCACGTTGGTGGGCAACTGTGTATTCAGATGCAGAAACACCTACTAAACGGTCTACACGCTCTCCTTCTGCTTTTACAGAAGCACTACCAAGACCATACTCTAGTACCGATAAAGCACCCTCTCGGAAGCCTGTTGAGTACTTGTTAGTATCGCCTAGTTCTTTTAGCCTACCTTCAATAGCAGCGACCTGTTGTTCGCCATCCATGCTACTGATTTCACCCATAAAGCGTTTAGCATCTGCTTTAGCAACGTGTGCATCCGCAGCGTTCTTTACGTCAGCTAGTGGCTGTGTTAGGTCTTGTTGAATTGTTTTAGCTACACCTAGAAAATCAAACGGTTGGTCTGATTTAGATTGAGCAGCAGCGTCAGCGATGTCTCCTTTAGCCTCTGCGACTTTGCTATAATTTGCCTGTACCGTAGTAGTAGACTCAAAGCCAAATAGTGGACTATACTCTGCCATAATTATTCCTTATATTTTGTTATCCTTGACCATTAGATGCGGTCAAATCCATAATGTTTGTTTGTAGTTTCTGTCCTGTATTAGCGCCCTGTATCAAGTTGCCTACTGCACCTGCCGAACTTGGCGTAGCAATAGAAGAGTAAGAAGATACACCAGCCAGAGAAAGTAAAAACTGATTGTAGCTTTTCTCAGCAGCGGCATTAGTTGCGTTAGTTGCTTTATCTCGGTTGTCAGCGATAGCTACAATTTGAGAAGTTGTTTTGTCTTGCATTTGGTTTACTACTTTACTAGCTTGTGTATAGAAAGTAGTTAGTTCCCTAGCCTTAGAGATACCAGCAGTAATGCCTTCACTCTTAGCTTGTATTTTACCTTCAGCTACTTTAATATCCACTTGAGCTTCACGTACCGTAGCACCACCAGCTCTTTCAGCTTCAACAATAGCGTTGTTTGCAAGTTCGTTGTTAATAAAATTTGTTGTTGATAAGGCATCAATATCAGCGGCAAAAACATCACTAGACGCTTTCATACGTGCTATTTTATCTTTTGTCTCATACTCTAACTGTCGGATGTAAGCCCTACTGTTTTCGTAGTTTTGAGCTGCGCCCACTAAAAGGCCGATACCTGCTCCCATAAAATCCATATATGCCTCCTATCCGTTTTTAATCATATACGCTTGTCGTTTTGCTCTGTTAGGTGTTTGTCTTGCCCACAGAGAATCAAGCATCTCTACAGCAGCGGTATCATAATCTTTACGTTCCATTGCTGCAATAAACTTTTTAAATTTAGCTATACCACCGAAACCCAACTGGTACACCATAGAAATAATAACATCCTGTCGTGTAGCGTTAAGGTTATCGTACCATCTGTACTTAACTCGTAACTCTGTCTCAATCTCGGACAGACGTTTAGCCAGTATCCAATCAGCTTCCTCTTCAGTAATATAGGTAAATCCAATACCGAATGTAGGTACGCCTAAGGTATCGAGGTAAGGCTTCTCACGGAAGCCCTCCTCTTCTTTGATAAAATCAAATGTAGTCATTAATTCTTCCCTTTCTTTATAGAGGAAGCCAAGCCGCCTCCAAAGTAGAAAGTCATAATCATAATGACTATCTCTCCTAGCCACATACTATCTGCAAATTCTCTTGCTGCTTGTACGTTCTCTATAGGTATAATACCATACAGTTGTCCTAAGACACCATTCACAAGTATGAATAGGAACGTACCAGCAAAAGAAAAAGCAAGGTAGCGTTGTGCTAGTTTAAAGGGAGCGTAGGCTTTCATTAATTCAATCTTAGCATTAGCTGCTGATTCTCTGTCTTTACGTATAATGTCTGCACTCTCCTCATCTGAGGTATACAAATCATCAATTAGGTCAAGACCTTTTTCTACAGCTTTACCGCCAAAAATATCCCAGAATGCCATAATATTTCCTTTGTTATTTATCTGCTTTACTATCTATCTTAGCTTCGATATGGTCTAGCTTTTCAAAGAGACGAGATAGTGTGTGATGGAATTCATCTTTCTTGATATACTCACCAGCGACAAGAATCTCAATACGAGATACCTTATCAGCCAGTGTAGAATCAGCCTGTTGGAGTTTAATCAAACTATCCCAGATAATTCTCATAAACCAGCCCCCAAGAAGCATTACGCCTCCCATAGCCACGTTATAGAGTTCTTGGTAATCCATATTTAACCTTTGTTTAGTTGTGCCTGACCGTTTGCATTGTCATTTCCTTACACTTTTTGTAAATGTTATTAATCTGTTGCTGCTGCTCATCAGTTAGCCAAGAAGGTATTGCTCGGTAACGTCTATAGCGATTTCTAACTGAAGCCTCTTTATTGTTTATATTAAGTTGTCCAAAGAGCTGTCTGTGCTTGTCCTGCTAATTTCAATGCTTCCTTTAACTCTTCTCTTGTTACCAAAGCAACTGAGTTATCTGCTAGAACCCAGTGTGTTGTCTCTAACGTATCACTTGATACAACCGCTCTAGCCATTCTACTTTGAGATATTTCATCCCCATCGAATTCTTTACCTGAAGACGTAGTTACCGTCAAACCGTTCATACCAGCAGCTCTAGTTTCGTCTTTAAGTAATTTAGCGTTATAGGCAATTTCTTCAGCAGAAAAGGCTTCCGTAGTGTAGTTTTGTTCAATACTTGTACCTGTGAACACTAAAGGTAATTTGACTGCACGTTCATTAGCACCTAGCGTAATTGTATTATCAACCACCTCATACCAGCCCAGAGCCTCTCGACCTGCTGTATCTAAATCCTCTAACCATTTGCGAGGGTAGGTTGTTCCATCGTCTCCTACGAATGATTTTGGAAAATTGTTATATGCTTTTAATTCTGCTTTATGTGCTTTCATATGTGCTCCTTAACTTAACGGGTTAATGGCAAAGGAATATACTTGCCAAGAGTCGTAGCCTTTCCCTGAATTATTAGTCCATGTATAGGTGTCAGAATTGCTGGATTTAGCATCTGTATCTGCTCCATTGTGAGCAAACCTATTCTGGTCTGGGTGTATTACATCATATCTTTCTGTTAATCCTGTTGGTATCGTATTTTGGTTTATTGTGTAACCAGCATCGTCATCATTATATATAATGCCACTACCCGCAAAATGTCCTTCATCTGCTGTATTGGTAATAGACTTGCTTGTGCCGGAAAGCCACTGTGTTCCAACAAGCACATCACTAAAACTCAAGGGCGTAGTTTGGTTCACATTTTCAAACATCCAACAAGCACTAAATCCTTCGTCCGGTGTTCCTGAAAAATTATGGTCAATCTCGTATGTTCCATTGGAAGATGGTAATTCAGAGTCCAACCAATAAACTAAAACAGAGGAGGTAGCTACTCCCGCATCTGTTGCGCCTGACTCAGCAATCGTACCTGAAACTCCATTAAATGTAACGGATGATGTTGACGCAACAGACGCATCTCTAACTCCAACAATGGCTACCAATAATCTATTTGAACCCGAGGCATCATAAAGAACATTTATGTTATTAGCAAAACTGGCAGAGTCACTTTCAAAACTCGTTAATGCTACTGGAGGACTTAAACCCCCTCCCTGCACACCACAACTAAATACGCTCATAGCTAAGCTCCTGCGGTATGAAGAGTAATACCAACGAAAGTTAACGCTGTAGTTGAGTGTGCATAGAATGTTAACACATCATGCCTGCCAGCTACGGTAGATAAAGCAGGCGCACCATTTCCACCAAATTTCCAGTAACTACTCCACGCCAATGTTCTAGGTGCTCCGGAATGATAAACCTTTAGGGTATACCAGTTTCCTGCCTTAATATTTGTTGGATTACCCATCGTTCTATTAGCAGACAACGAAACAGAAGCCGAAGGACTGAGGGACATATCCCAGTTAATGGTCGCGGCATCTGTCAGAGTCGTACGGTTATAACTCTGTGTTCTTGACCAGTTTGAGGCTGTAGCTAATCTACCAAAAGCTGTACTATTTAAATTATCTAAAGTATCTGCATCTAAACCAGAACCAGACCCATCGTTCCCCGCATGCCAGACTGTGTGTCCTCCTAAAGATATATTAATAGTATTAGATGCAGAGACATCGTTATTAACGTACCAAGTACCGTCTCTAACATAAGTTCTTAAACCCGTATTAGCGGCACTACCGTCATCATAATCATTAAAAGTTATATATTTTTCAAGCTCAGGACCACTCTTAAGAGCAAAACTGCTGGCGTGAACACCATCAACAGTATCTGCATCTAAACCAGAACCTGCACCGTCATTACCTTGGTGCCAAATCTTGTAACTATTTCCACCAAAGCTCCAGCCACCGACAACTAAATCATTGATACCTCCGTCTAAACCGAAGTGACAAGCATAGTCACTTCCGATATGAAAAGTCATCAAAGCATCAGCACCGGCGGTGGGTTGAAAAACCTGCAAGCCATCTATAGCCCCTGTCGCTGTGATAATGTCTTCCCCTGCGGTGTTGTTTACTTTAAGCAGTCCGCCGCTATAGGTATCACTAGCATCGCTTCTTAAAAGATTGCTTGCATGCAATCCATCAACTGTATCCGCATCAATATTCAAGGCATCTATATTTCCTACCGTTAGTGTGCCACCAACATCTAAATCACCAATAACTGTAAAGTCAGAATTTGCGCTGCTAATAGTAGCTACGTTCTCAAAAGCATTGATTGCTACAATGTCACCAGCAGTAGCACCTACCGCTAGGACAACCTTTAGACCATCTGGTTTAGAATAGTCTGTTTCAGCAAGGCGTAAACCATTAAGGTATACGTCTACTGTTGTGTCATATACACAAGCAAAGTCTGTCTGACCAGATGTAGCTGTGTATTCATACTGATTTACCCCCACATCTGTAGATAGGGAGTTACCTATATAAGCCATATTACGCCTCCTGAGAAGCCATCATCAATATCAGTTTGACTTAATGGAGCTGCGCTAGGTATACAACCTGCATAACCCATAATACACCTCCTTAAGCGATTTCTAGTACACTAAGTACCATATCAACAGTTTCATCTGAAGATACAGAGATAGTGTCACTAGCTTCTACTACAACCTTCTGGTCACCACCAACTGCTACCAATGCACCACCTACGGGTACAGGAGCATCTTTGACGATGTAGGCTGAGTTTAATTTAATTGAAACTTCTGCTGGGTTAGTACTGGTGTTAGCAATAGACAACCCAATCACAGTAGTTTGTGCGCCAGATGCACCAGTAAACACTACAGCTTCTGTAGTAATACCCGTACTCTGGTAACTTTTAAATGTGTTTGCCATTTATAATTCCTTATCCTAATGCGATTGACATTGCTACTGCAACACCAATAGTCTCGTATTTGTTATCTGATGCTGTCTTACTGTACACATCAGCTTCCTTAGCTACTGGGTGTCCACCTGCTGTAGACCCGTCATGTACAACAACGGTATCCTTGTCTGTGTCTACGGTAACTTCACCAACAGCACCTGTAAAGGTACTATGTTGTGTAGTAGTACCTCGTCTAAATTGTATTTGTTTTGCCATTATAAAGCTCCTAAATCTAATGAGAATCCATCTTCATCTATCATAGTATTGGCGTTGTAACCTTGTACAGTAACACCAATAGCAGCAGAGTAGTCACCCCAACCGTATGCTGTATCCCAATTGCTAACCTGAGCAGATGTAATACCACTAGCTGTACTTGCAGTCCAAGTAGAGGTGTCTAATTTATCTGTCCAGTTGTTAGCTAAGTATGTAACGTCTGTGTCGATTCCAGCTACTGTAGTAACGTCTGAATCAATAGCAGCTACTTTAGTAACATTAGCATTGTTAGTAGCCACTGTAGTTACATTGGCTGAAATACCAGCAACAGTATTAACATCAGAAATATTACCAGCAACAGTATTGACATTAGAAATTGCTCCACCTACGGTATCGACATTAGTAATGCTATTAGCAACTGTATCAATCTCTGAGGTAGCCTCATTTAAGTCATTAGCTACAGTCTCAATTTCTGAGATAGCTTCAGCTAGGTCATTAGCAACAGCTACTACTTCTGTAATATTATCAGCAACAGTAGTTACCTTAGTAATATTATCAGCAACAGTAGTCACCTTAGCATTATTAGT